GAATCGAAATCAGGTATATCAAGAACGTCCTGCTTATACTGAGCAACAGCGCCGACCATCTGCAAGAACTCATTCACAGGTGCAGCAGAAAGAGACTTCATCATCTGAGCGAGGATAGAAGTAAGCTCAAGCTCAATAACAGGCTTAACATTCTGGTACTCTTCGGGCAACGGTGGGAGCTTTCCAGCACGATAAAGAAGATTAAAGCTCCTTGTTACTATGGGAGTTATCCCCTCATAAAACATCCTTTCAAGAGTAGGCCCAATACGAATGAACCGTTCTGCATCCCAGTTCTGAACTTGAGCTGCTTTTAATGGTGAAGCATTCGGATCGCGAGAAGCAGTCAAGAAAACGTCATTGTAGAATATCTCTTGCAACGTCTTGTCAAGCGAGTCCTCCATTACAGCAGCGCTACGATGATCGAACCGAGTATCATAGGCTGCTGTGATTATCTGCGCAGGGTCAATATAGTAGTTCATAGCGTCAGGATAAGTACGAACTTGACCGCGCATGTGAACAGGAACATTCAACGGTGGTCTAATCGACTTATGATATGCTATGGAATTACTTTTGACTACCTCTTGTAGTCGTTTTATCGTTGCAACAGCCTCCATTCCTGGGCTTGAACCGTACTCGTCAGAACCTATTGTATCAAATCGAGTTGTAGGGTACGGAAATTCATGCGCTCCTTCTACGTGAAGAAACTCAGGATACTTATTTCCCTTCTTAGGAAACTGGATATTAACCCCGCCATCGTACTTGGAATCGGAATCGCATTGCAGTATGAAAAAACGAGTAAATGGCATGTCCATGAACTTCTCAGGGACAACGCCTTCTACAACAGTGTACCAATAATCGAGAGTTGCATCTCTACTCTCATACTTCTCAAGCAGAGTTTTAGGAAGCTTATCACCAAACTGCTCATACAATTGGTGGAAGTTTTTGAATAGAGTACGGTATAGACGATCAACTATCCCAAACTGGTTAGTGCCTATGGCATACTCACCAAAAGTTAGAACATGGTAATGGAGAGGTATCTGCTTAGTGCCAGGGCCAACAAAAATAGCCCCAGTACCAAAACCGCAAATCTCTTTATAGTAGTTTTTTATAACCCCATAGAAATTTGCGGAACGCATTTCGGACATAAGCGCATGTTTGGCCTCATACAGCCAAACTGTGAGAGGTTTTATTGCGCGTAACCGACGATCTTTAAAAGACGACTCGAACCAAGGGCGTGTCGAAGGTGTTATCCCCTCTTTCAAAGCAGATATAAGAACCTCAAAAGCTTGCTTGCCTTTAGGATTTACTATCTTCGGGGATATTATGGTTCGCTTAGGCGGCTTCATAACGCCAAGATTGTATATGCCGCGTCCAGGGAGAAGCCAATCGGAAACATTTTGGACTTCTGGTATCCAATCTTCTCTATTGGCTATTAGCTGCTGGTATTCAGCAAGGCGTACATCTACCGTTGCGCCTTTACTATCATCAAACTTTAGCATCTTTTTCACCAGTTAATAGAGATTTTACCGTATCAGGCTCGTCGTCAATAGATGTAAGAATAGTGCCTAGAACTCCTTTGCGCTTTACATCAGAAGCATCAACCTGTTTAGCCAAGCGCTCCTTCAGCTTCTTATTCTCGCTATCATAGTCTACCTTGATAGAAGTAGTTGGCTGAGGTATGCTTGCAAAAGAGTTCGCTTGCATGGCTTGCATATTCTGCATCATGGCCTGAGTCATCTGGTTCTGCTGCGCAATTGCCCCAGTTACTTGAGCTATATAGCCGCTCATATCAGGTTGCGCCGGTTCCGGCTCAGCTACTACCTCGGTCTTTTTCTTATCGCTCTTACCGCCCATTAAGCACCTCCGAGTTTTCCTTTCTCACCACCGAGTTTACCCTCTTCATCCTCAAGGTCGCTGCCGAGAAGCTTTGAAAGAACTTTAGAAGGGTCAACAGCACCGCCAGCAGATTTACCTTCCTTATTCTCAAGTGCTCCTTCAGCTTTCTCGACCCCACGAACTATGTCAAGATCCCACTTATTACCACCAGAACCATATTCGCCCTCAAGGCTAGCGAGCTTACTATCATCTTGCGCTGACCAGAGCGTAGCAAATACGTTGTTTATACGCTCTTTACGCTGCTCTGGCGTATAACTAAAATCAGCACCGCCAACCTTAGCATAACCCATTTCTTCAGAAAGCTGAGAATCAACTTTGTCCACAGCGGCGTTAGCAGCAGCAAACTTATTGCTATATAAAGCGTCGATCTGTTGCTCCGCCATTCTGCGAGCTGCTTCAGCTTGGGATTGAGCTTGCATAGCCGCGTAATCCGGCATCTCTGGCATTTCAAAAGAAGGCATCTCGAATCCAAATCCTTCTTCCTGCTGAGGAGGCGCGCCCCACTGCCTACCTTCTTTCTGGCCATAGGTCTGATAATGATAATACGGGTTCATACCAGACTGAGCTACGTCAGGGTTGTTCTCCCAGTATTGAGCGCCTTCTACTGTAGTAGGCTCGCTCATAACAGCGCTATCACCGCCCTTTTTTCCACCCATTTTGACTACCCCGTAGTTGAAAATAAATTATAAGCCTACGCCTACACCGTCTGAGTCCTGACCAAACCCCCCAGGATCTGGAGAGTCTCCGAGTCCAGAAGTAGCGCCACCAACAGAAGATGAGTCGTCTTCTTCTCCAAGTAGACTACCGAACATATCCGCTATAGATGAAACGAATCCTCTAGGCTTACCTGTCTGAGCGTCTTCTTTCTCTTCTTTTGACCAGCTATAGGCTTGGTAGCCAGTAGCCAAGCTCGAAAGCGGGTCAGCAGTCATGGCTAAAGACGCAGCAAAAGCAGCAAACCCCCAACCAAGCGCCTTGCCAGTTTCAGGATCTACAGCCACACCCTCGTAACTTCTTGCGTTATCTCCACCACTGCTATCTATAGGGGGCGCATTCCTTGCGGCTTCCTGCTTCGCTCGTGTAGCGCTGCTTACGTACCCTTGAGGGAGAGGAGTTCCACGCTCTACGAATGTACCACTACTCTTCTTGCTTCCACCCATACGTAAACTCCTTTTTCTGAAGCCTTGTTAGAAGACCATCACAATGACTATTAGTCTTGGCTATGTAGCATATCTTGTCGAACACGCAAATCTCTTTGTACCCGACAGCTTTTATGAACCGAATCGCCTTCCTGTTATACACAGGGGTTATACCGAACAGAGTCGATAAATTCTCACCTGTTCTATTATTCGTTTTCCTGAAATACTCGTAGGCTCCAAACCTCGCAATCTCTATAGTCTCTTTGCCAAAATACTCTGGATGGACGCTAAAATGAACTTGTGCAGTAAGACCGGAAATGTTGTTTATCATGGTATCCGCACAAATTCTCTCTTTCTCATAATCATATATATTATAACATATATTATCAGAAGATGCAAGCATTTCTTCAATATCTTTTAATTTTGGATCTAAAGTGTCAAACAGCCGATGCTCAAGAAGTCCAGCCCCAATTATGGCTGTCCAATAATCAACTACACGGTAGTCAAAAAGAGAACAGACCTTTATCATTTTATACTTGTCCATCACATCTCCTGATTAAGATAATTTAACGGATCGTATGAATTGTTATCGGCAAGCGCGGCCCTAAGTATAGACATGGCTTCCGAGTCTGATCCTGCTCTGCCCAAGTCCTCACCAGTTGATAAAGTCTCCATACCGCCACCAGCGAATGTAAGCGCAACAGCGTCCGAGCAGTTAGGAGAACCACCAATAAGCTCAGCTATCTTCTTCTTGTTCATCAGCTTAATGCGATTGTCAGTGTCAGTCTTATCAAGGTACTGGTTAGTCGATTCCTTCAACAACTTGTCATCATCCGGTACTGAACCGTATTGTAACCAGTTTTTGTACTCAAGATACATATACGCCCGCTTGTTCGTACATGATGGTTTCGGCGAAGACCCATTGAACCATACCGGAATGACAACATGCTCCAGCCCTTTAGCTCGAAGTCTCGCTATAACGCCCTCCCCTTGCCCAGCATCTACGTATATCGCGCTCGGCTTCTCTCTTGCGTACTCGTCGGCTATAAAGTCAGCTTGGTATTGAGAATCTTTCCTAACTATCATAGCTGGTTTAAAGACTATCGGCCCCTTGCGTTTAGCCAAACATGCAGGATCGGTTGTGTACCCTGGGTCATAGCCATAGATGAGAGGATGTTCTCGCGTTCCACCAGGAGGCAGTTTCCGCTCCATTGCTAGGTAGTAGTCCTCTGGTGTTATAAGAACCTCGGCGGTCTTGGCGAAGAAGTTGCACTCCATCTCCCTATCATACGACCCCGGCTCTTTCCTCTCCATCAAAGTACGCATCTGGCTCTGCTTTGCTTTGTCGAAGATCATAGTCTCGGACAACTTGAACATCAAGCTATTCCACTCAGGAAACTGAGGATCTGATCCGAGCTTGTAAAAGTCAAAGAACATGTCCAGACCTTTTACAGTCCCGATTATGATCGCCTTACCGTTCCTATCCTGCATCGCTGGGTACAGAACCTCATAGAACGCATAACTCGGGTTAGTCCATGATGCCATCTCGTCCATTACCGCAGCGTCAATATAAATACCACGCAGCGCTTCAACGTTCTCTGATCCAACAAGAAAGATCTGTCCTCCGGTTGGTAGATCTATCCTAAGCTCAGTCTCATTGAATCCAACAAGGTCGCCAAAATTCGCCAAGAACGCCTTGAAGTACGACCACACGACCCTTTTAGCCTGTTTCTGATTAGGCGCTATGTAGTACCCTCTGAAATCTGACGGTGCTTTTAGCCCTTCAGTGATAAGCCAAATAGCTGAAGCAACAGTCTTGCCAAATCGTCTATGACATACCGCTGTCAAGAACCGATATCCCCATAACCCTTCAAAAAGCTTCTCCTGATGTGCTCTGGGCTTAAATGGTATTATTATTCTCTTGCTATTAGCCATTTACCTTGACCTCAAAAGTAGATTTTGCCTTCTCAGTTAGCAAAGCTTTTGGCGAATTAATGGAAAGCGCCGAATCTACAGAGTCGCGCATAGATATCTGCTGCTTCGGTGACTCGAAAGCTATCTGTATCAAGGTGGCTGGCGCATTATTCTGATTATTGCCTGGCTCTTTTACCCCGTGGTAGGCTCCAAGAGTGAATTTTACAAGAGCAGCGGGCATTCTATCACGAAGACCAGACGAAATATACATATCCTCTATAGTCGTTAGCGCTCTTAGGACGTATGAAACTGATTCTTCTGGATACGTCTTTCGATCATCTGGAAATTCTTCCTCGTCTTCCGCTTTTTGTAGGACTCGGACTATATCTTGTACGCGATTGAACCCCATTGCAAGGGCTAGACCTGGAACGGTAGGTGGCTCTTCCGCTATTAGTCGAGCCTCGAAGTACAGATCTATCATAAGCTTCAATAAATCCGGATCTTGCATCATTAAGTTTGTCATA